TTTGACAAGGCTGAGAGGATTCTAATTGAAAGGCAACCACCTGTTGGGTTTAATAATATTGAGATACTTTTACACTACATGTTCAAAGATAAAGTGAAGTTAATTTCACCTGTGAGCATGCATACACATTTTGGTATGAGACATTTAAATTACGACGAAAGAAAGGAGAGAACTGTTAGCTTAGCTGAAAAGTTTACTGATATTGACATTCCATATGAAAGAAAACATGATATAGCTGACGCCGTTTGTATGCTTTTATACTATAATTTCAAGATATCAGTTCATTTTTTTGATCAATTTAAATATTGTCCTAAAATATAATGCCAACCACGAAACAGATTCAGAACGCGCGTAAAAAGTTGAAGAAGACTCCAACACCGAAGGGAAACAGTCCCAAGATACCAACAGCCGCTTTACTTCGCATTATCAAAGCGGATCCTAAAGTGAGTCGTAACAAGGAGTTCATGAAGCGTGTTCATGAACTTACTAAGAAGAAGTAGACTGCTCTAGTGTTTGGGTACATGTATTAAATGCGGTGAAACACATCAGAGCGGTTGAAAACTGAAAAATAGCTTGTTCCCACATTTGAAGTACACAAAATGGTACTATCATGAGCCCCGCACATGTACCATGAAACACTATAACTGTTATAGATGCTGAATGTTCAGTATGTAGAGCACCCGTCGTAGATACTATCAACACAAAATTGATAATATCTATTGTTCTTCTAAAAAGACCTAAATTTATACCAGATGCAAGTACGAATATATACGCTAGAGCACGCGCAACGGGGTGATATTCTAGTAATAATCTGAAACGTTGTCGTGGTTGTATAATTTCGGGAGGTGGTTCTGGAGGCTCTGGTGGTGGAACCTCTTCGTTAAATGCTATCGCAACAGAACCATCTGGTGTCTCCACGACCAGATGTCTTGTGTTATCCATGGATATTAAATGTGACTATTCTTTAGATGCGCTTCCCAGACATGATATCTTTGAAATCATCTATGAACATATCAAATCTTCCGAGACGGTACTGTACGAAACCCCATAGCGCGAAAAATACAGTCTTTGTAAGTTTATTCGCCTCGGTGTCATCCATTTTGTAAATTGGGCTGACTATTTGATGCATAAAAGAATCTTCCTTCTTCTTACCGGTTATAGCTATCTCCGCTTGGGTTAATGCACACGTGTCGTCGTTTACGCTCCAATGAAAGAATAAAAAAGGAATTAAGATTGAATAGAACTCCAGGTTGCGTTTATCATTGGTAAATGGAACTATTAAAACAGTAATCAAGAAAAATAGATGAATCAGGAAAATTATATTCATCTATTATAGAATGAGTGAAGAAAATTTTAACGGTGGTATTACCCCATCATCACTCAGAAAACAAGAACTTGATTTAAGAGAGAAAAGTTGGAACGACCAACACGAAACTATATTGCGTCAATGGGGTGAAGCATCTGGGTGTTACAGGTATATGAATCACAGAGCATTCCTTCTATACAAAAAGCTGAGTCTGCGTTTTACCTTACCTGTTATTGTTCTCTCAACTGTTACTGGTACAGCTAACTTTGCTCAGGATCAGTTTCCAGCATCAATGCAAGGAAGTGTTCCCGCTATGATCGGTGGTCTTAACTTGGTTGCGGGTCTTATAGCAACTATTATGCAATTTTTAAAGATTAATGAATTAATGGAAAATCATAAAACATCAGCACTTGCATACGGTCTACTATCCAGAAATATTAGGCTTATGTTAGCATTACCACGTCGCGAACGTAGTGCTGATGGTTTAGATTTTGTAAATACATGCAAGGCGGAGTATGATCGTCTCATTGAGCAATCTCCTGCGATTCCTATTGGTATTTTGGATGCATTCGAAAAGGAGTATCCTGCAAACACTTTCACTAAACCGGAGATTCTCGATGTAAGAGCGATTCCTAAGATTAAAAGAATTACAGTCGCAGGGGCGGTAACAAGGGGTGGTCCATTCAGCAGATTTGGAGAAATGATGAATTCCAAGGCGGAGTATGACAGGAAGGCTAAGGAGTTTGAAGAAGAAATGGTAGAGGAAGTGGAAGAGGGGGAGGAAGAGGAAGAGGAGGATGCTAAATCCTCGGTGTCTGAAGAACCCGAAGACGTAGAGCAAGGTAGACCAACAGAATAAGTATAGCGATATTAGTTAAAGCCGCACACGCAGCATATGGTAAAATTTTTCTTCTTAAAGGTTTTACGATACGATCTTGTAGTGCGTCATTCTCGAGCACCAAATCTATGGCTTGATTAGTAAGGTCATCAATGGACTCCTTCATTAAAATAATAGAACAAAAAAAAGATGAGCCTGTTGACACACTTCACACAAAGCAGATTGAACTTCTGAAAATGTATATTCAAGAGAAGAAGAATGTTTTCATCTGTGGTGCAAGTGGTGTAGGTAAGACATTTGTGTTGAAGTCTGTATTGAATGACTATAACAGTGTAGAAGTAGAAAGAGATCACCTGAAATCTAAATCACTTTTTCTGACATTTATAAAAACATCGTCCAAGCATACATATATTGATGACTATGANTCNGACTTTAAAAGTCTTATTGAAAAGGTGTCTGATGGAGATCGTGTATCAAGAGGAGCGTTTGTAGTAACATCAACTAATATGTGTATGTTTCCAAACTTTGAAACTATATTTATTCCAAAACACAAACCGGATAAACTGTTAACTTTGACAGGCTTTTCTGAAGGCGCCGAGAATGCTGCGATACGGTGTAATGGAAATATTAGAGATTTTTTTACATATCTTGATGGATATGACGACAAAGATGTATTCAAAACCCCTAAGGACTATATAAAAGATGTTCTCAGTGATCCAACTCCGGTAGGTATCCCACGTTCAATTCACGAGCATGGTCATGTATGGGATATATTCCAGGAAAATTACTTGGATTCTAGGGGTGTTAATATAGTTCCAACTGTAAATGCTTTTTCAGAAGCTGACACGTATGATACACAGATGTATACGAATGGTGATTGGAATCTCATGCCATATTTTACATTAAATGCACTCGTTATTCCAAAAGTGAATCAAGGTAAGCCTCTGGATAGGGATACAATAAGACCTGGAAGTTGTTGGACAAAGTATGGTAACTTTAAGATGAGAAATCAAAAGTACAAAGAGATTCAAAAAAGGAATGGGCGTAATTTATGTATAGAGGACTTATGCCTTATAAAGAAGTATGCAGAAAATGGAGACTTACAACCTATGCTTAGTTATGGTTTAACCCCGCAAGATTTTGATGTGATGAATCATTTGGCGGTAGGAAGTAAGTTAAAACAGAGAGACGTATCAAGAGTAAAGAAAGCATTGAAGAATGCCTACGAACGAGAAAAAGCTCATTGACGAGGATGAAGATACTCTTGATTGCGTCAAGACTATCGGAAACGAGCTTCACTTTTACGGTGAGATCACTCAAGAGAATACACTGGAATTCGTAGAAGCCTTCAAGAAGTTGGAGATTCTACTCCTCAAACATAAGGCTGATCTCATTGGTTATGAACCCAAGATTAGGGTCAATATCATGAGTGAAGGTGGTGATGTATATGCGGGATTTGCTCTCAAGAATATCCTTGAAAAGTCACGTGTGAAGGTTATCACAATCGCTCAAGGTGCTTGTTGCTCTGCAGCTACCTTCATGTTTTTGGGTGGATCAGAACGTAAGATGGGTAGCAATGCATACCTTCTGATTCATCAAATCTCCACAGAGATGTGGGGTGAATATAGAGATCTCAAACATGAGATGAAGAACTGTGATAAACTCATGAGGGATCTAAAAAAAATGTATATGGAAAAGACTGACATTCCAGAACGCAGATTCAAGAAATTGATGAAGAAAGACCTCTATTTGTCGGCATCAAAGTGTCTAAAGTATAAGATTGCTCACGCCCTTGATTAACGATAACATATCTGCGATAGAGTCCCAAAATACATAAAATTATAAAAATGATAGCCATTGTATTTGCATTTAATGGAACGTTTGTGCGTTCCGGTACCCTAAGTCGCTCCATTCTACCATAATTTACAACTGGAAGTGAAGACATCTATTTAAAGTTGAGAAATTATTTACTTGTACAATGGAACGCCTTATCCATAAAGATAAAATGAACCGTGAACGTTACACCGACATCCGCGTTGATAAACTCATTGACGGAACCGCGGATATCGTAAAGGTCTCCGGTATCGTGGGAAATGACAAGTTCACCGAATCACGAACCAATGTTAAGACTGGTTATGAGAAAGCCCTGAAGCGGGCTCAAACCATGTGGAACAATGAGCACACCAAGTGCAACCAAGTGTTGCCTATGCTCGCCAACAAATGGGATGATCGCAAAAAATACATCTCTGAGCCGTTCTACGTTCAACCCAAACTTGATGGTGTTCGTTTACTGGTTTCAAAGGATGGTGGTATCTCAAGGACTGGGAAGATTATCCCTGGAACTGAGGTTCTTGGGAAGGGTCTTGGACCGGGTCAATACGTCGATGGTGAAGCCTATGACCCTAACCTCACCTTTGAGGATCTCACAAGCACTTTCAAGACTGACCCTCTGAAGCTCAAGTTTTATGTTTTTGACTTCTTTGATCTCAGAGCTGAAGCCCGCGCTAGAGATCAGATGACCTTCGAGCAACGCTGGGAGTATGTGAAAGATTCTATCTACAATCCTCATTACGAATATGTTGATACCTTCAGTGTTAAGAAACACAAGGATATGGAAGGTTATCACAAGATGTTCATACAACAAGGATATGAGGGTACCATGATCCGTGACCGCTTCAGTGTTTACGAAGTGGGTCAGCGAAGCAACTATCTCCTCAAGTACAAGGATTTTCAAACGGAGGAATATGAAATTACCGGTGCCAAAACTGGTCATGGTAGAGATGCAGATGCAGTTGTTTGGGTATGCAAAACCGAGAATGGTAATCAGTTTACAGTGCGACCAGAGGGAACAATTGTTCAGAGAGAGGAACATTACAAGAACTACAAAAAGTACATTGGAAAAATGCTCACCGTTAGGTTTCAAAACTTGACAGCTCTCGGTGTTCCACGATTTCCTGTAGGTGTGACTATCCGCGATTATGAATAGTTAAAGATTAGCATTATGTAATAAATAGTATGAGTAATATAGTTATTGCTGGGCGTGGAGCAACTGGTTGGTTAACCGCTTTATATATACACAATAATCTTCCAAATCATAATATTACCGTCGTTTATGATGATAAAATACCTATTATAGGTGTAGGTGAAAGTACGACACCTAATTTTTTAGATTTTACACTTAATTGTCTTGATATTCCAACCGGTGATTTTATAAGAGAATGTGAGGCTACTTTAAAACTGGGTATAAAATTTAAAAACTGGAAAGGTGATGGAAGTCACTATTATCATACTTTTGGAACACAATCAGTAGATTATTTATGTAGTGCGTTATCTAAGGGATTTCATATAGATGAAATAGATCTTGCGGCTCAACTATGTGAAATAAATAAAATTCCAAAGGAAAATTTTGGTGTAGAGTATCATGGTAAGGATAATAAATATGAGGATCTTTCTATAGCGTTACACTTCAATGCTAAGTTAATGGCAGAATACCTCGAAAAAATTGGAAAAAAGAGGGGTATTAATACAGTAATTGGAAATATACAAAACACAGTACTCGATGATGATGGGTATGTTACTGAACTTATTTTAGATACAAAAGAAAAGGTTGAAGTAGATTTTGTGTTTGACTGTACAGGCTTTAGTAGAGTTTTTGTTGATAAAGTTTACAAATCACCTATGGATTATTTTGAACATTTACCTGTTAAGAGAGCTATGCCATTTTTCTTAGATAAGAC